ATGATGACGGCGCTGATTATGAACGACCGGCACGCCGGCGAGTTCACGATCCTGGCGCCGACAAAGGAAGTCGCGAACAACTCGTTTCTGCCAGCCATGGGCATGGTCGACCTCGACCCGAAGCTCAGCGCGCTGTTCAAGGCGAACCGCAATTACCGCACGATCGAGCACAGGGTGCTCGGGTCATCCCTGCGGGTGGTCGCGGCCGATGCCGACACGGTCGGCGGCGGCAAGTCGATCGCGACGCTGGTCGACGAGCTCTGGCTCTTCGGCAAGATGTCAGGCTTCGCCAACATCCTTTCGGAAGTCGAAGGTGCCCAAGCGGCCCGGCCGGAAGGTTTCACCGCATTTCTGTCGACGCAGTCGGACGAGGAGCCGACCGGAGAGTTCAAGCGCATCCTGGACCACATGCGAGACGTCCGGGATGGACGTGTCGTTGATCCGACCTCACTGCCGTGCATCTTCGAGTTCCCGAAGAGCATCATGGAGAGCGGGGAGTGGCTGACGAACGAGGCTTTGTGGCGTATCCCGAATCCAAGCCTTCACCACGGCATGGACATCGAGTTTCTGCGCAGTGGCCTCGTTACGAAGACCTCGACCAAGGAAGCGCGCAACCTCTTTTACGCCAAGCACTTCAACATCGAGATCGGCCAGAGTCTCAGGGCGACCCGGTGGGTCGGTGCCGACTACTGGGAGGTCAACGAAGCTCCGCTCCTCACCCTCGATGAGCTGCTGGAGTTGTCGGAGGTGGTCGTCGTCGGGATCGACGGCGGTGGCTTGGACGACCTTTTGGGCCTGGCCGTGCTCGGCCGGCACCGCGAAACGAAGAAGTGGCTGCTTTGGACCAAGGGCTGGGCGCACCGCATCGTGCTGGAGCGCCGCAAGGAAATCGCCACCAAGCTGGAAGAGTTCGAGCAGCTCGGCCTGCTGAAGTTCGTCGAACAGCCTGGCGAAGATGTCGCTGAAGTCGTCGATATCGTCCTGCGCATCGATAAGAAAGGCCTTCTGGCCGAAAAGGCTGCCGTCGGCGTGGACGCCGTCGGTATCGGCGACATCATCGCCGGTTTGACCGACGAAAAATTCGAGATTGAGCGCATTGTTGGCGTCAGCCAAGGCTGGAAGCTCAACGCGGCGATCAAAACGACAGAGCGCCGGCTTGCCGGCGGCGAGCTGACGCATAGTGGCTCTGCCTTGATGGGCTGGTGCGTCGGCAACGCGAAAGTGGAGCCGAAGGGCAACGCAGTTTCGATCACGAAACAGCAGGCCGGCACCGCCAAGATCGATTTGCTGATGGCGCTGTTTGACGCGGTGTCCCTGATGGCACTGAACCCGGAGGCGTCGCGCCGCGGCAAGGGCCGGGCCCGCCTACTTTAGAGGTCGATGAATGGGGATCCTCGACTTCTTCCGTAGGGCACCGGAGACAAAGGCGCCGCGCGGGCCGAGGAACGACGCTGTCAATACGCTGTCGCTGACATCGCCGGAACTCGCCGAGTTCTTGCGCGGTGGGATGCGCAGCGAATCCGGAGCGTCGATCACACCGTCGAGCGCTCTGAAGGTCGCAGCGGCTTACCGCTGCACCGCAATCATCACGAGCGCCGTCAAGACGCTCCCGATGGATCTGAAGCGGCGCGAGGGGAACAAGCGCGTCGACGCCAGCGACCACTGGCTCTGGAAGGTGCTGCGCAAGCGCCCCAACAAGTGGCAGACGCCGAGCGAATTCAAAGCTCTGATGCAGCTTTGCGTGCTGCTCCGCGGCAACGGCTACGCGCTCATCGTTCGCTCAATGGGCGAGGTCAAGTCGCTGATCCCGCTCGTCGGGCACATGAAGGTGACGCAGAATCCCGACCTGTCGCTGAGGTACGAGTACACGCGCTCGGACGGCACCACGACGACGTTCAAGCAATCGGAGATCTTCCACCTTCGCGGCATGTCGATGGACGGGATTACCGGCCTTTCGGTGATCGGTTTCGCCCGCGAAGCGATCGGCATGTCGATCCAGACGGAGAAGCACGCCGCCAAGCTGTTCAAGAATGGCACTTCGATCGCGGGCGTCATCGAGCACCCGAAGGAGATAGAAGACGAGGAGCTCCAGCGGCTCCACGAGGAGCTGGAGAAGTTCCGCGGCGCCGAGAATGCCTACAAGAATCTGCTGCTCGAAAACGGGATGAAATATACCCGCATCGACATCAACCCGGTCGATGCGCAGTTCATTCAGAACCGCCAGTTCACGCAAACCGACATCGCGATGTTCTTCGGCGTGCCCCCGCACATGCTGGGTCTCACCGAAAAGACAACTTCGTGGGGCGCTGGCATCGAGCAGCAGGGCATCGGCTTCGTTGCCTACACGCTGCAGGACTGGCTGACGATGTGGGAAGAGGCGGTCGATCGGGATCTGATCCCGGACGATGAGCCGACCATGTATTGCCGGATGAATCCGGCCGGCCTGGTGCGCGCCGACATCAAGACCAGGTACCTCGCCTATGCGGTCGGCCGTCAGTGGGGCTGGCTCAGCGCGAACGATGTCCTCGAAAAAGAGGACGAGAACCCGATCGAAGGTGGGGACACCTACCTGCAGGCCGTCAACATGGTCGATGCGACCAAAGCGTCAGCTGAGTTGGCCGCTCACGATGTGACGGCTCCCCCGGACAAATAACGGAAACACTTCATGGCAAAGTCTGGCGCCGATTCGCGCATCGACGGACTGTCGGTACTGCTCAATGCGCTTGGAGCCGCCGGCGCGGCGCCTCCGAATGCTTCGGCCGCCGATGACAACGTCATCGTGATCGACGCGCGCCCGCCGCGCATCGAGATCAGCCTGCGGTCAGACGTTGCCTCAGCACCGCCGAGCGAGGAAACGCTGACCCGCTGGAAGGCTGGTCTCCGGCCGGCGGCGGCCGACGCTGACGACGCCAACGTGATCGAGATCTACGAGTCGATCGGTTACGACTGGTGGACCGGTGGCGGTGTCACGGCGAAGTCGATCGGCAGGAAGCTCGACGACTTCGGTGGCGCCGATTGCACGGTGCGCATCAACAGTCCCGGCGGGGACATGTTCGAAGGCATCGCGATCTACAACGTCCTCCAGGGCTACAAGGGCAAGATCACTGTCGAGGTGCTCGGTCTCGCGGCTTCGGCGGCCTCCATCATCGCGATGGCCGGCGACGTGCGCCTCATGGGCGATGCCGCGTTCATCATGATCCACAATGCTTGGGTGGTCGCGATCGGCAATCGGCACGACATGCAGGAAGTCGCCGACTATCTCGAGCCCTTCGACAACGCGTTGCGCGACATCTACGTCAAGCGCACCGGCCAGAAGACCAATCAGGTCGAGACCTGGATGGACGAAGAGACGTTCTTCGGCACCAAGAAGTCGATCGAACTCGGCTTCGCGACCGGCGAAATGCCGGCGAAGTCGATCAAGGAAGACACCGCGAAGACAAAGGCCTCGGCGCAATTCAATACCGTGCGGTCGGTCGAGCGGATGTTGACCAAGAATGGCATGACGCGCAGCGCCGCGCGCTCGATGCTTCAGGAACTCAAGGGCACCAAGCCTAGCGCTGGTGTCGGAGAAGGGGACACGCCTGGCGCTGTTCCCGCTGTTACCGCCACGCAAGACGCTGGCCAGTCCGCCGAGCTCGTCGCAGGCCTGAAGGCCCTGCTGGCGAAGTTCTAGCGTCCCATCAATCATCAAATCAGGAGTACGACATGACCAAGCACGTCATGCCGCGCGCGATTCTGCCCATGGGCGTACGCGCCGACGCAAGCCCGACCGATCTGATCGCCGAGATCGGCAACAAGCTCGAGGCGCAGAAGACCGAGCAGAAGACCCAGTTCGAGGGTCTTCAGCAGGCGCTCAACGCCATGCGCACGGAGTACGACGCTTCCAAGAAGGACGTCGTCTCGAACGAGAAGGTCGAGCGCATCAACGCCGCGGTCGAGGAAATGAAGCAGGCTGCGGTCAAGTCGCAGAAGGTCATCGACGACCTCAAGGCCGAAGCCGACAAGCTCAATGAGCAGGTCGCGGCCCTCAAGGCCGGTCCCGCCACCTCGGGCTCGAAAGACCCGCGCATGGCGAACCCGAACGCGGCCGAGTACGTCAAGAACTTCGAGACGTACTTCCGCAAGGGCGAAAAAGCCATCGAAGGCGGCGAGAACGCGCTGCGCGCCCTCGAAGTCAAGGCCGCGATGAGCACTGGCTCCGATCCGGACGGCGGCTACACCGTCACGCCGGAAATGGAGACCCAGATCGATGCGACGGTGAAGGAAATCTCGCCGATGCGTCAGATCGCGACCATCCGGCCGATCGGCACGCTGGAGTACAAGAAGCTGGTCAACCAGCACGGTGTTGCGTCGGGCTGGGTCGGTGAGACCTCGGACCGGCCGCAGACCGCCGGCGCCAACCTCGCCGAGCTGAAGTTCTCCGTCATGGAAATGTACGCCATGCCGGCCGCGAGCCAGGGCCTCCTCGACGACTCGTTCACCGACATCGGTGCGTGGCTCGCCGGCGAAGTCGAGCTCGAGTTCGCCCAGAAGGAAGGCATCGCCTTCATCACCGGCGACGGCGC